GAGTACTCAAGTACATCCCATCACGCGACATTAAAGGTGAATATGGCGTAGATGTACGCTATGGAATTATGTCTGGTATGGACCCTAACCGTGCCATCATTGCATTACTACAAATGCGTTCAGATAAACTCGTATCACGCGACTATGTACGCCGTGAGATCCCAATGGATCTTAACGTTACACAGGAGGAACAACGTGTTGACATTGAAGAAATGCGTGATTCTCTGCGCGTTGCTGTTGCTCAGTACGCTCAGGCGATACCGGCTCTTGCGGCGCAAGGCCAAGACCCTTCAGAGATTATCAGCCGTATCGCAACTGTTATCCAAGGTCGCCAAAAGGGACAGGCCCTAGAGAACATTATTGAAAAAGCATTTGCACCAGAGCCAGCACCAGCACCAACCCCAGAGATGCCACCTATGGCACCAGGTATGGAGCAACAGATTCCAGCAGCAGGCGCGGCCCCCGCTACTGCCTCGCAGCAACCTCCACAAGAACAAGCTGGTTCGGCCCCTGCTGCTGGTCAACGTCCCGACATCGCACAACTACTAGCCGGCATCACCGGCGCAGCATAAGCAGAGGAGGTGGAAATATGAATAAAGGATCACGCGCAGCAGCACCAATGGCAAAGCCAAAGGAAGGCAAGAAGGATCACTCCAAGCCAGCCGGCGGTAAGGTAATGGCATCAATGATGCCAGCAGGTCGCCCAGGAAGTAAAGTAAAAAAGGGTTAATTATTTTAATGGAAGGTGTATAGGGTGATGGATCATAATAAAATACGTCGCCCTATACGCCCTTCCGATTTTGCAGTAATACTTACAGAAACTGCATATAACTTATCGCAAGTTGCAACAGGATTTTTTGAATCATTATATGAATTAAGCATTTACCATTCTAACCATAAGACTGAAACCAATCAGGCGTGGGAAAAGATGGCGCAAGACTTAGAGACTTTAGAGGAGGAACAACAGTGAGTATGATGAATCCACTGGCTGGACCAGCAGGTCCAGGTAAATTCTCCACACGTACAGATAACCTAGAAATGGGTTCTATCGCATACGGCGAAGGCGTAGAGACACAGGCTATTAAGTCTGGTGCTCCGCTTGGAAAAACTGCCGATGCAGTATCAGAACCAACAGGTAGACTGCGCCAAGAATCAGTCCAACCTACAGAATTATTTGCAATGTCTGATGAAACACGTCCTATTACTTCTGGTTTAGATCGAGGCCCAGGCCCAGGATCTGAAGCATTAATGATGGGTAAATCAGTAGTTAAACTTTCAGATTCATTGGCTGCAATGCTTCCATTTGATACTACCGGAGAGATTGCGGTATTATACCAAGAAGCATTATCGCGGGGTAATTAGTGTCCGATAACATAAAAGCGGCAGCCCTTGCTGCGAACCTACAAGGTGAACAAAAGCGTCAAGTAGATGATTATTCTAAAGCGCTTCTTGTACATCAAGAACTACTTAACCTTCCACGCGAGGTTGCTTCAGCAGTGTATAACACTAAAACTGATGCACAAAAACAAGACCTTAAAAACAAGTTCGGTGAAGAAGATCCAGATACCAAGCCATCTCGTGGCTGGCTAGGAACTGCTTGGCACTACGCAACTGCACCAGTTGTTTTGCCAGTAAAGTATACCTTTAAGGGTCTTATCGAATTATCAGATGCAATGACACGAGCATATCGTGCTGTAGCAATTCCTATCGTTAACGATGGCAGACTTGGATTTTCTTGGGATGAAGCTAATGATAAAGGCGAAAAAGTATTTAATGAAGGCCGTATTGAAAAGGCCAGAGCTAAATTTGGTAACGATGCAGTAGATGTAGCGGTACGTATCTCTGCCGGTGAAGCACCAGAAAAGATTTTTAGTACAGCAACAGAAGCGCAAAAGAAATATATTATGCTTGCTGATCCAACCAACAAAGTTATTGATGGTATTCCGGATGTAGAAAACGCTCGTGGTTTATTTGATGAAACACTTGCAGCAGTAGATGCCGCTAAGTTCTCACCTGGACGTCAACTTGCTAATGCTATTCTTCCAGAACAACTTGAAGGATCTGGGCTAGCTTACAATATTACATCAGGTGTTACAGATGCTGCATACCGTTTATTTGCAGATCCGCTGATTGTAGCCTCTAAGATTCGCAGTCTTTATGTTATAGCTAATTATTCGCTAGATGTAGTTACTGGTGGTAAGAAAGTATCTGAAACATTTGCTAGAAAAAATGTAAAATCTTTTTGGGATACGTATGGAGCAACGTTAGATAAACTAACAAAAGCTCAGACTTCTGGAAAAGCCACCGCTGAAACAGCGGCAGCTCGTCGTGAGCTTGAAATCCTTGCACCGGAATTTGGGCGAGAAGTAATTAAAGTATTTCAGAAGGCTGAAATCAAAGATGCTAAAACAGCAGAAGCTTTTTTCTTAAACGCAGACGATGCCTTCAAAACTATTAAAGGTTCTGTGGGACGTAGGCGTGTGTTAATTCCTACTATGGGTCCATTGCGTAAAGCAAGAGTTAACATTGTAACTACCGCTGATAAAGTTATTAACCTTGACCGTTGGGCTCCAAAGATTGTAGATGATATCTATGGTGGACCTGCAACAGATGACGGAATATTAAAGATTCTATCTTCTAACCCTGAAGAACTTGGACGCCTTGCTAAAGAAGTAAAGAACCAAAAGATCTGGGCTCGTCCTACTATGGCTACTATTGCAGCTCGTATAGATAAGGCTAAGGCTAAATTTAATATTGCTCCCTTGTTCAAAGACGATCAACTTGACCTTAAGGCAGTAGATGCCGGTACACAGGTATATCGTCTTGCTCGTTTAGTTTTGCCTAAACAAGACTCACGTATGATCTCTGAAGTATTTGAAAGCACAGATGATCTTGGTAAGCGTAAAGAAATTGTACAAGGTTTATGGGGAACCATTGCTGAAGCACGTGGGCTAAACCTTACTGCTCCTGGTCAAAAGATTAACCGTACTATGCTAGGTCTTGGAGATTCAAGATTTTCCGTAGGAAACTTTGGTGATGAGTTTATTGGCGTAGGTGGATTGCCATCTGATTTTTCAAGCCTTATTGCAGCACCTAGTATTGTGGACATTGATCGTGCAGCAGCACGATCTGGTCTTATTCAAAAGATGCTTGGTGGAGCAAACAAAGAGTGGGTAGATAAGATGACCGGATATTGGTCATTCCTTACACTTGCCGGTCCACGCTATGCTCTTCGTAACGCAGGTGAAGATCTTATGGTTCACCTTGCTATCGGTGGTACCCCTTGGGGTCTTGCAAAAAATCGTTATCTTTCTACACGCATTAATACAGCCCTTGAAGGAGCACGAAAAACTGGTACCTGGAATGACAATCAACTTGGTTTAGTATTACGAATACTTAATAAAAAAGAAGCAACAAAGTATGAGGCAGAACTTGCTGGGTTGGATGATGTTATCAGAACGGCTCGTGAAGAAATTAAAGCTTTAAGATCACAAGCAACTGCAGCCAAAACTCCAGCCGCTAAAGCAGCATTAGAATCTAAAATTGAAGCGTTAAAGACCAAAACCGCTGGTGGAACTGTAGAACAAACACGAAGAATTATAGCCACATCTTTGACATCAGGTAGAATTAACCGTTACAGAGCATCAATAGGTAAGAAGCCTATGTTCGAAGATGAAGCAAACATTCTAGCTGAGCACCTTATCTATGGAAACTTAGACAACTCGCTAGCCTTGGTGTCAGAAGGTGGCATTAACTTTGCTACTGGTGCTGACTACATTACACGAACAACTTTGTTTACTCGTGGACACGGTGTTCGCAGCGCAGCGCTTGTCTTTGATGATCCAGCAGCCGCACGTTTTGCTGTATCAAAAAAGAACGCTGGGGATGCTGCATACACAGCTCGTCCATTACAAGCTCAGGATGAGGCTGGTCTTATTGGTTGGATGATGCGTATGACTTATTACGCAAACGATGAACTTGGTGCTGTTGCAGTAGCAAACCTTGATAATAAAAAAGTTGCTATTGCTAAAATTATGGAATGGATGAAACAGAATCCAACGTTCCGCACAGAAGCGCAACTAGCTGCTAAAGGTATAGACGAAAGACAACACGCTGAGATTGTTTATCGACGTGCAAGAGAGATTTTTGAAAAGCGTCAACCAGGAAAAAATGGCGAGAAGCCAATTAATATGGAACTGCTTGGCAAGATACGTACCAAAAATGACGATGGCGACTGGGTAATATCTGGTCGTCTAGGTCTAGATGATCTTCCAAAGAACTCAAATGACATTCCAGAGATGTACCTTGGACCGGCTCTAGTACCAGTAGCCGAATCAGGGCAGTATACCTCTTCAGTTATGACCAAGGGTTGGACCTGGCTTGGTATGGCTAACGCTCGTATGTCACGTCAGCCTATTGTATTTAATGAAATTATTAAACTTCGTAAGCAGATGCAGAAATCTGGTATGGAAGATGCGTATCTACAGTCAGTGCTTAGCAAGATTGATCCAGCAGATGCTAAGAAGATAGAGAAAGCAACAATTCGTGCAAAGCGTGAATACGCAACAATCATTGAAGAAAGAGCTGTAGCTCAGACCCTTGCGTATGTGGATAACCCACTGATTCGTACACAGATAGCATTTTCTGTACGTAACTTCTCACGCTTCTACCGCGCTACAGAAGATATGTACCGACGTTTTTACCGTGCAGTACGCTATAACCCATCATCTTTCCGCAAAGCAGCACTTACGATTGACGGAATTGCCCACAATGGGTGGATTCAAGAAGACGATCAGGGTGAAAAGTACTTCGTATACCCAGGTTTAGAGCCAGTATACAAGGCAGTGCAGTTTACTATGCAGGCATTAGGCGTAGATGCTGAGTTCAAGACACCTATGCCAGTTCAATTTGGTGGATCAGTCAAGATGCTTACCCCATCCTTGAACCAGGACTCAATCATACCTACATTTAACGGTCCGTTGGCCGGTATATCTATTAAGACTCTATCTAATCTAGTAGATGTATTAGGAGCACCAGGTGCTGCCGATACAATTACGCAAGTAGGACTAGGTAAATACGCTGTAGATCGTTCTTATGTGTCTGCATTTCTACCAGCACACATCAACCGTATTTATGAAACTATGGATAAAGATGATCGAGATTCACAATATGCTAGTGCTTGGCGTAAGGCGGTTACATACCTAGAAGCTTCCGGTAATGGACTGCCAGAAAAGTATGATGAAGCCGGTAATTTGATTCCTCCTACAATCCAAGAGCAAGAAGTCTATCGTCAAAAGATTAAGAACACTACACTTTCAATTCTTGGCACTAGATTCATCTACGGATTCTTTGCACCAGCCTCACCGCAGGTAGAGCTCAAGGCTGATATGGCTAAGTGGATTAAAGATAACAACCGAGCAAACTTTAAGCAGGCTTGGAACAATCTTCTCGATGAGTATCCTGGTGATTACGACGCAGCTATGGCTAAATGGGTAGAGTTATTTCCTAATCAGATTCCATTTACAGTACCAGAATCCGAAAAGAAAACTGTTGCTGTTATCAAATACGCTGAAGAATCCGGTGCATTTGTAGAGCAAAACGAAAACCTATTTAAGCAGTATCCACAGGGTGCAGCGTTCCTTATTCCTCACAAGTCAGGGTTTTCTTGGGATGCCTATAAGACTATGAAAGATATGGGTCTAAAGTATAACAAGCGTGTAGATGATTACCTGCTTGAGGTCCAGACAGTATCAGATCTTCAACAGTACTACGGAAAGAAGAACGAATACGAGTCTTCTCTTGAAGGTATGATTACAGATTATGAGCGCACAGCGGCTCGTAAAGAATTCCAGGATTGGGCAAAAATATTTAAGGCTGGTCGTCCATTACTACAAGAAGAATTATCTCAAGGTGGACAAAAGGCCATTGAGCGTATTAAAGCTATTGATGATCTACGCAATATGCTAAACGATCCAAAAGTCAAGGCACGTAGTTCTGTCCAGAAGTCTCTCAAAGAGATGCTTGATTTATACGATACATACAAGCTACAGAAGGAAGCATTTTCAACCCTTAGTGGTAGCTCTAATATCGTAGCATTTATGAAAGACAGCACTATTGTAAAAATGCGTGAACTTTCCAAGGCAAATGAAAACACTATGAGTGCATACAATACTTTGTTTGCTTCATTACTAGGAGATACAGATGGCTGAGCAGATAGATCTTCAAGTCTTTGCAAAAGACTTAGCTAGTAAATCAGAAGAAGCACGTCTTCAATTTGCTAAACTTCTCAAGCAAGCAGGTCTCCTTAAGGGTACACCTTCTGCTAAATTTGATATTAAATATTATGAAGCATTAGTTAGACTAGAAGAAAAGTATCAACAGCAGAAAGCTCTTAATAGTCTTCTTCAAAATGCAACTCCTCTTGGGCGTCAAGACGTACTTATTAATCTTGTTACAGATGGCGATGGTGATGGTGGAACTGGCGATGGTCCAAAGACCACAAGCCAGACATATATCACAAGCAAAACTCAAACATCTAAACTACTAGATGCTATAGCCGAAGACCTGTTAGATCGCAAGATGACAAAAGCAGAAAAGGTTAAATACACCCAGATCATTAACTCAGCTCAAAGAAGTCAACCAGCCGTTCAGACATCCGGTGATGGATATTCCGTTACTCGTGGTGGCGTTGATGAAGAACAGTTGGTTAGAGAAAGACTTGCTCAGAGCGGTGAAGCACAGACAAAACGAGCAACAGACGCTTATGCAATTATGCTAGAAGAACTTGGAGGTCTGCGCTAATGGCTGAAGCATCAAAGCAAACTAAAACATTAAAAGCTGCTTGGGAAAAAATATTAAAAGATGGGCGACCAGAAGCTCCAAAGCTACCTTGGAAACTGAACCAAAATGACAACACTGCCGAAGAAGCAATCAATAGACTTATTAAACAGGCACCAGCAGGTAGCGCAAAACGTCAAGAGTTAATTGCTCTTAAAGATGATTACTTTGCAAAATTCAAAGCTTGGGAAATTAAGAATAAGCAGTTTGATGATAATTACAAAGCTGCTCTAGCTGCTTTAAGAGCATCTGAAAAGTTAGATTCACTTTACAAAAAACAACAAGATAACAAAGACACCGGCACAAAAGATAAAAAATTAGACGATGAAATAAAAGCACTTGAACAAACAGTTGGTGCTGCGCCTAAACCTGAAGCTACCCCTAAGCCTGGAGTCACCCCTAGTGCTGGTCCTGATCCACGTGCGGCTTCTGGATATATGAATCCCAACGCACCAGGAAACCAAACAGCAACACCAAGGGCTGGCGAAACACCTACACCTGCACTCACACCTTCAAAGGGTGGCACTGGTGGCGGTGGCGGTGGAGATAAACCGCCTGCTATGACAGATGAAGAGCAACGTATTGCTGCTTTAGATGTTGCAGGTACAGACTTTGATTTACCTGAAACAATCTTTAATAACGTACCTAGTCTTAAAAGAATTCTTAATCGCTATGTAAAAGAAAACTGGACACCATCTAAGCTTCGTAAAGAAATTCGTGACGATGTCTGGTTCCGCAAGAACTCAGCAGAAATTAAGGCTCGATATGTCCAGCTCTATAACTATCGTGACCTAGTAGCATCAGGCCAGGCAGACGGATCTACAGATTATGAAAAGCAGATTTCAACCCTTGAGCGTCAGATTGCTGACAGGGCTCGTCAGATGGGTTCAGGTATTGCATCAGAGCCAGCGGCTTTGCGTAAGGCTGCCGAGAATATGTACATTACAAATGTAGGTATTGACGACCCAATGACAACAGACTTTATTGCTGCTGCTATTCGACCAATCGGATCAATGATTGGTGGAGAAGGAAAAAGTGGATACTCAGGTCAGGCTCTTAAGGACTATCAGGAAATTCAAGGTATTGCTAAAGCAAATGGATTTAGAGTTAAAGATATTGTTCCTGGTGCACAAACAGAACAACAAGTACTTCAGGGTATTGCTACAGGAAGAATTGACGCAAACCGTCTAGCACAGGATGCTCGTACATTAGCAGCACAGGGTCAGCCACAGTATGTCCGTGACCTGCTAGGTCAGGGATATAACTTAGATCAGGTGTATGCACCATATCGCCAGACAATGGCTAACCTTTTAGAAATTAATGCAGACGAAATTGATCTTAACGATTCAACCTTACGTTCTGCTATTAGCGATAAGGGTGATATGAATATCTACGATTTTAAGAAAACACTTAAAGCAGATAAGCGTTGGCAATATACAGAAAATGCCAAGTCCGAAGTTTCGGATATGACGTTAAAGATACTTCGTGACTTCGGATTCCAGGGGTAAAAATGGCACGCAAAGATAGAGATATGCCTTCAGCGCCAAGCGCTGCTATTGTAGATGAGCAAACTCAACGCGCAGCAATGCGTACTCCTACTCCAGCAGCATCTCCTGCATCTGTTCGCAGGTTTGAAGAAACAGGCGCAGGGTTTCCAGAACCGGTTGTTGAAGATGTTGTAGAACCAGTAGGCGAAACTATTGTAAAACCAAAACGTAAGTATACCTATACTGATGAAAAAACTGGCGATCTCATTGATGTCTATGAAGATGATACAGAAGTAATCCGTAGAAAAGGTACAAAGATTGCAGATGCTGAAGCAGCAGCCGAAGCTACTGCCGCAGAAAGATTGGCTGGAAGGGAATCAGCCTTTGATATCTTGCGACGAAGTATGAAAGAAAACGGATTAGAAGCTCTTGCTGATGCAGCTATAGATGCCATTAAGAAAGAAGATACAGAAGCAGGTCGTCTTTTAGCGTTGCGTAGTTCGCCTGCTTATGAATTACGTTTTGCTGCTAATGCACAACGCATTAAAAATGGATTTGCTGCTATTGATGAAGCAACCTATTTAAGTCTTGAAGATAAGTTTCAATCAATTTCACAGAACTATGGGCTGCCAGAAAAGTATTATGCAAGAGGTGAACTTGGAGTTCAACAGTACTTTGCTGATGCTATAGCCAAAAACATAGATCCAGTTACTTTTGAAGAAAGAATTATGGAAGGTAAGAAATTACTTAACGCAAACAAGTTAGTGCTAGATACCGCTAAAACACTTTATCCAGAATTAAATGACGGTGACTTCCTTGACTTTATACTTAATCCAGAAGTTGCTCTATCTGATATTAAGCGCAAGGTAAGTGCTTCTGAAATTGGTGCAGCACAAAGAGCTGCTGGCCTACAAGCAACTAGAATGGGTGCAGAAGAACTCGTAAAGGCTGGAGTTACTGGAGCAAGGTATCAAGCTAAAGCCACTGATATTGCTGAAGCATCACTTCGCGGTGGACAACTTGCAGCAATCTATGGACAAGATCCATATACACAGCAGATGGCAGAACAGGTACAGCTTGACACACCTGGTTCCGTAGAATCATTAAAGAAAACTAAAAAGATTGCTGGACTTGAAGGTGCCACTTTTGGTGGTCAATCCGGAGCAAGCAGAGGCGCCTTAGCACGAGATCGTGCCGGCGGTTACTAAATAATAAACCTGCCACTAGAACTACTGGCCTAGTGGAGCGACATCAATACCAGGAGTCAGAGCCATACCCAATCCCCATTGGAGTATGAGGCTGGCGCAATCAACTAACTGATAGGGAGATGGACTATGTCCAATTACGAGTACGAGGATGATGACGATGACTACACAAATGATTCGTCGAATGACCTTGTAAAGCAACTACGCAAGGCTTCAAAGCAAAAGGATAAGGAACTGCAAGAACTTC